CGACTGCGGTGAACCAAACTCTGAATCATAGAAGAGAAGGACAGCATCAGAATATTGTTTTAAATAAGCTGATGCCATAATAAGACCGAATGAAGTCTTAAAGTGTTTTGATGGACCAGCTAGCACAGTGAGACCCGGCGCTAATCCTCCATCAACAGAACCAGATAGTGCTACGTTAATCATAGGCACATCGGTTTGAATCATATCTTTATCTGTAAAAAATTTAGACTCAGAAAGAATAGAAGTTTCTTTAACTTTACTGTTCTTTTTGAGTTTGTCCATTATTGACGGCATGTATTACTCCTTTGCAAATATAAGTATATTATACCATAAATGCATCCAATTGTACACCTTCTTTTTTATAATCAAGTGTTTGTGTTTTATTATCTTGCACAAGAAAATCAGTATCAATCATCGAATTGTCAAGTCGGCCGTCGACGAACTTGAGAACATTCTCGGCCATGTCCTGTGCTGTTGTAACAGGAACATTTTGACAAATATGATTAATGTTACGAATACCACCTTGCAAGATAAAATCATTCGGTAGTTTCATGATTGAAAGGCATTCACGAATTGTGAGGAATCGATCTTCGTCTGGATGAGTAAGTGTGAGTGGATATGCGCCAACAAATGCTCCAATATAATTCTTTGGAATATTGACACCTCTTCTCATGATATTACCACCACTCTTCAATTTACGATTCATCTCCAAACATCGTGTAGCTTGTTTATCAAATCCATTCTTTGACATCCATTTCGATACACGATCATATGTAACGCCACTATCTTCGATGTAGTGTTTTACATCATAGCTTTTTCCAATCTTATCTTGAAACTCGCTATGTGTAATTCCGCCCTCAATTTCTTCGAGAACGTATCGATAGTATGGATCTTTTGATGGAACACTTGAGCTCGTAAGGATTGACATTGGATCACTTGGATCTCGTTTCACAGAACGAATCGTATCCTCGATCTTTTCGTGTTCCCTTTTTATATATTCAAAAATCGGTACTCTTTTACCTTTCCAGAAAAAATAAAACGTCCGATCTCTTACCTGTGAAAGTCCATGAAGGATACTTTTTGTTTTATAGATTGTAAAGCTGTATCCGAACTCTTCAGCAATTTCTCGAAGATCTTTAACAACTGGTTCTCCCATTTTTGAAGCGAGGCGCGGTGCGTTTTCTCCCCAGAATACTTGAGGTTTGAGTGTACCCAAGACATGACGAGCAGAGGTACGCATCCAATCATTAGCAGCAGCATCACTACTACTTGTGACACTAAGACTAGACAACCCAGCACAAGGGCAAACGGTGTTGATAACATCAACAGAAGGTACATCAGGTATCCTATCATCTCGAATAACATGATAAGGAACTTCGTTTTTATAGTATTCAACAATGTGCTGATCATTATTTTGAAATCCTTCATACGATAAAATATACTCGGGCCTTGACCCGAATACATTCTGCATCGCGATAGTTTCACCACCAATCAGTGGTACTATACTTGCATAATTAGCCATAATTTACTTTCTGTTCTTTTTCACGGTCATTAAGTTTATATTCTTTCCTGTATATATTATTATGCTTAATGACTTCATCAAGAACACCGAATTCACCAGCAGCGAATGTAGAAAAAGCGTTAGTATCTTTCGGGAAACAAGCTCCACCAAAACCCTTCTTTCCATCCGGCCCAGGAACTTGAGTATGTGAATGACCAATTCGTGGATCTGATCCGATTGCGTTGACAATTACATTGTATTTTGAATCAGACTTATCAATTAAATCTTTGAATTGGTTAAACCATAGAACCTTCGTGGCAAGGAAACAATTAATTCCATACTTGACGAATGAAGCTTCCATTGCTGACATATGCATGACCGGTGCAGGTTTACACTGGCTATACTTTTCATAAAGTTCTTGTACACGCTTTGTAATTAATAGATGACCACCCAGAATATGCATAGGAGGATTGATAAAATCTTCGAGATGATTTGCTTCAGTCAGAAATTCTGGATTGTAAATTACATTCGAATCTGCTTTACTCAGTTCATCAACAACATCTGGTGTTACTGTTGATTTAATAATGATAGGACAGGAAAAAGCGGCAAGTTGTTTTACTACATCTTTCACGATCGATGCATCAATCTCACCGTCTTTACCAAATGGAGTAGGTACACAAACAAAAGCTGCATCTAATCTCTGTTTGCCTTTAATATCATCGAGTGATGTATTATAGAGTGGATCGGCAATAAACTTTTCTACATGCGAAGTGGAAAAGCCATGATCTACGGCTTTCCCTACATATCCATGTCCTACGATTGCGATATTAATTGACATTATAGTACTCCTTGTACCATGCTACAAAATGTTTAACACCTTCATTGATTGCTGTTGTTGGCTTATAACCAAGCTTTTGTAATTTGCTCGTATCTGACCATGTTTCTGGTGTATCAGCAGGATGCGCCGGAACTTTATCATAAGTGCCTTTACGTCCAAACTCATTTTCAATTGCTTCGACAAAATCCATTAGCTGAACTTGTTCGCCATAACCAATGTTATAGATCTCATGCATTCCACCTTCATACTCATTGTCATTTGACGTGATTTGGTCTACAACCAAAGTAATACCTTGTACAATATCATCTACATAAGTAAAGTCGCGCTTCATGTCACCATAATTATAAAGCGTCAATGGAGTATTATTTACGAGAGCATCACTGAACTTGAATAGTGCCATGTCTGGCCGGCCATAAGGACCATAGACAGTAAAGAAGCGAAGACCGATTGTGCGATCAAGTTTTGAATGCATAAATTGACATTCATTTGCACGCTTTGACCAGCCATAAGCATTATTCTGATGACCGGGCCGATCATGCTCATTCCACGGTAATGGCTGACCATGCATTACGCATGAGCTCGAAGCATACACTACAGGCGTGTTGAACTCTTCTGCAGTTTCAATGAGTCGCTGACTCCCAGTAATGTTCGTATCAATATAATGTTGTGGCTCTTCCATCGAATGTCGTGGATTTGCATATGCTGCAAGATGAAGAATAACATCTGCATTTTTGATAGCAGCATGATATGAATCTGGATTTTGAATATCATCATTGATAATATCGATACCAATCTGATTCAGCATTGCTTCACGAGCATGTTTTAGTTTAGGATCATAATAGTCGTTGAAGTTGTCAATTCCTGTTACATTCCATCCATTTTCTTTAAATTTGCGGGCTGAATGAAACCCAATCATGCCGGCGATGCCGGTGATAAAAATAGTTTTCATTTATTTACTTCTCCTTCCTAAAAAATAGGACATTTGAGTGAAAAATACCTCAGAACAGGTATATATAGTAGTGTAGATCGCGGAATGGGGATTCCCATCTACTCTAAATCTGTCAAGGAGATTCAGCAATGACACAATATCTATATGTAAAAATCCATAATGACACTGGTATGTGTTATCTTGGTAAAACACAACAAAATCCTTTTAAATATCGAGGCTCTGGAATCAAGTGGCGTGACCATTTGAAAAAGCACGGATATAACATATCTACTATTATACTATATGAGACAGAAAATGTAAACCATTTAAAGCGCGCTGGCATCTTTTTTTCTCATGTATTTAACGTAGTTGAATCCGATCAATGGGCTAACCTGATGCTTGAAGAAGGACAAGGTGGTACTACAACTAAAGGCATGATTCATTCTAAAGAATCTAGAAAGAAAATGTCTAAGCGCATGGCCGGTCATAAAAATCCTCGATATGGTATACCAGTCTCAGCTGAGACTAGAGCTAAAATTGGTGCTACAAAACGTACAGCATGCGTTTATAAAGGTAAAGAATACGAATCAATAAAGGCTGCTTGTGAAGCTAGTAATCTTACTCGTTCTTTGATTGAGAAAGAACCGACTTTTCATCGACTTTAGTCCTCTTATTATATATGATTTTTGCTAACTCAAAAGCATCTAAATCAGGATAATTGCCTAGATCTTTTAGAGCATAGGCCTTATCTAAATCTTGATCTTCATACATTATCCAAAAAACTCTTCCAAACCCTGCGGTTGGTGTTCGTCAGTAGTAGCAAGTTGAATGATTTCATTCACAACGGTGTTACCGTCTGAATGTTGTTTCCAAAACTCAAATGCCATTTCCCTCCAATCATCTCTCATCGTAGGATCATTTTTTAGTTGAGTCATGATATTCTTGCATTCTTCGAAGTTAGAATAATCTAGACCAATTGTACCAGTATTTGTGCACTGGGATACTGGTTTACCCTGTACTTTATGTATGACATTATCACAGAAGTGTTTATGAAAGATTGGAACTGAGCCGGACGCAATGATCTCGGCATGACAATTCTCAATATTATTTCCATAGGTTTCTGCTTTTAAGTGATACAGATCTGAACCGAATGCTGATAACGATAAGCGTTCCATACATTCTGAATTCATATATTGCGGATAAAGATAAGCACCTTCACCGATCTTTTCTTGTCCGTAGAACTCTGGCAAAAACTTTTGTGTCTCACCATGTTGTTTTTCTGGCCGAAAGTAATTTACAACTTTACGGCGATCAATGGGTGTTTCATTTTTATTGTCTCGATATAACACAAGTGGATACTGAATACTTGCTTCGAGTCCTTCTAGAATAGTAATAAACTCATTATCCATCAAAGCATCTTGATGGAAATCAATCATTAATGCTG